TTCAATTTCCTTTTTGATTTCTTGTAATGTTTTCATATCTTAAAACTCCTTTATTCTTTCGGGCTTGCGCCCTTGTTTTTATGTCTTTATATTACCACGGACGGCGGCGGTTGTCAAGTGGTTTTGCCATACCAATTCTGATATAATGCCATATCACTATTGATATATATATCACTTGTATATTTATACATACTATTGTATATTTATACATAAGGCTATAAAAGGGGCTACAAGGCACGGAACGCGGGCGGGCGCACTCTTTGCCCGTCTATATCGCTAACGCCTTAATATATGCCCTTATACGCCTTTATATTATATATCTTTTCTTTTCTCTTAAAACAAGTTATAAGCACTCACTTATATATTATATTATTGCTATTATATTATGCTCTTATCTTTTGCCAAAAGTAAGTTATATATCTTTGTTTATCGCATACGCGCGCGGGGTTTCGGGCGGCTGGGGCGGCTTTCTGGGGCGTTTTTGGGGCGTTCTGGGCGGTCGTGTCCGCTAATCGGTCGTTTGGTGGACGGTCGGCGGGTATCTGGGGCGGATTGCGGGCGCGTTCGTGCGTTTTTCCGTGCGTGCGGGCGCGGGTGTACCCCTGCCATTTTTTGCGCGCGCCCAATCCCTGCGGGCTTACCCTCTCATAGTGTACGGCGGTGATATAGGGGAGAGTGAGTGGGGTGTGGGTGAGTGCGAGTGCCGAGTGAGTGTGTTTATTGCATAATATTTAATTTATTTATAGATATATATAAGAGCGGTGGGGCAAATGTATTTTGTGGCAAAAGAAAAAGAGCGGTGAAGTGTTGGTGCAACAACAAATCATCACTCTTTCTCAAACGGGGGAAATAATGACTATGGTGATAGTATAAGCGATTTGGTGCGGAAAGTCAAGGGAAAGTGCGAAATTGAAATATTTGAGCGAAATATGTTCAGTGTGGTGATAATGTTTTTGGTGGAAAGTGTCAAAATGTATAAATATTCAACAAGTGTGGGGAGCGGTGCTAACTATAATTAGCAAATTTGTGGAAAAAAGTGGTTGACAGTTTGATATTTTCAGATATATAATAAAGATAGACATTGGTTGTATTTTGTCCTCCTGTTGTATTTTAATTCGGGAAAGGCGGGTTGTGTGAGAGCAGCCCGTTTTTTCTATTTATTTTAATAAGGATTATCTTTGTAGATATTAAAAAAGGAGAAAGGTATATATTATGGAAGAATATTTTAAGGCGGTCGTCGTAACCGACGAAAAAAAGATAAAGGAAATCAAAAGAGCGTTGTTATCGAGGGAAAGTTCGATTGCGGATATTAAGCCTGCCGCGCCTGATAAGTTGCCCGAAAACGCACAAAAAATGTGGTTTGGTAAGGTTGACAAATAATAACACATAATGATATTATATTTATAGACAAAAGAATAAACGGTTAAGAGCCGAAATCGCCCGACAATCACGGGAATGTGAGTACACTCTTGACTTTTGGTAAGTTTCGACACGGATTTTCGCTACCGTAGTTCGGACAAAAAAGCCCTTGTAAATTGCTGAAAGGCAGTAAGTTTAAGCAGGGGCTTTAATTTTTTTGAAATTTTTTCTATTTTTTTAAGAAAATCTCTTGACAGCGGTGGTCGAAAGTGGTAATATTTGCTTATCAACAGTAGGAGGTCATCAAAAATGACTAATAAAGAAAGGCAAAAGAGCCTTGATAAACAAAAGTGGGTAAACAGCGAAGATTTTGGCTATGATTTAAGCGGGAAACTTTTTTATTGCGACCATTGCAAGTTTCAAACGGAGCGCAATATGGTGAAAAGTTGTATTGCAAGTCAAAAACAGCGCGAAGAAAAGAGCCTTTGCGCCACGGCTTATAACAAAATGGTTAGAGGAGGAAATAAATAATGGATAAACTTTTACAATATTCGGGAATGTTGGAACGCTTTGCTTTCTTGTCGTTGCTCCGTTCGGGCGACAAAATTCTCGGGGAAACGGTTGATTTTACCGATGAGCAAAAAGAAAGGCTTAAAAATTATTCGGAAAATTTATAAAACCTGTTGACAAAAGTGGGCGTTGGTGGTAATATCAAAGAGTAATCAACGTTTACTCCTGACATAAAAACACATTGGTTACTAATTGCGTAGCGAGGTTAAACCTTGCCGCGACCGCGATTTCCGACTTATATGGGTTGGTTATGATAAGGTTATCTCGAAAGTTCCCTTGTTGTGTAAAACATACTGTCATATAAGCGGTTAGGGCGATGAACCAACCTAATTGCCCAACTCCTTTGCTTTGTATCAAATAGTGTTGCTTCGGCATTGTTGTTTGTACATTTATAACTCCTTTATGCGGTTTGGGCGACACCGTACCAAAAGTCGCCCACTCCTTTGTTTTTTTTGCATTATGAGCGTAGATAATTATGCAAATACAATAAACATTTGTAATAAAGAACTTAATAAGCGACTTAATAAAAAAGCGTTGTGGGACGATGATGAAACCGTTTCACAACTTTTTGATATTCTTTACACTGCCTATTGGCAACAAATTCATAAAGTTTTAGTGCCACAAGAGAATAAAACGGCGGAAGCGGAAATTCGCTCTCATATTAGGTGCATTATTTCTAATCACCTATTGCCTTTATATGCCAAAGTGGAAAAATTGAGCAAGATTGCGAAAAAATCGCCCGAAAACACAAAGTTATTGAATAAGTATATGGAACTTTACGATAACTTTTATGCGCTCGCGGCGTTTCGCTCGCTTAAACACTTTGCCCTTTATATGGAATTTGATACCGACCCGAAAGATAGGGTGTGGGAAAATGTAATGCCTTGCTTTGAGGGGCTTTACTTCTATATAAACAAAATGGTGCTTGACGGCTCTATAAAACATATATGTAAACAATATCCGACGGGGTTTGGCAAGTCCTTTTCGGACATTGAAGCCATATCTTTTATATTTGGTATAAACCCTATAAACAATGATGTAATGAAAGTGGTGGGCAACCCCACGCTTGTGTCGGACGTTATGACGGGCATAGTCAATACAATGAGTAGTGCGAGATATGCCAAAGTGTTCCCATATTACGCGCAATTTAACGGCAAGGAAGAGATTTTTTCCATTTGTAGAATAAGTCAGGGCAATCAGGGCATTTTGGTAATAAACGGCTCTAAACGCCCTAAATCATTCCTTTGTTGCGGAAAAGAAACCGCTATTGACGGCGGTCGCTTTAAGTATAGATTTTATGATGATATTTGTAGGTCGAAAGACAAGGAAAATATCAATGAACACGACAAGGACTGGGCGAGATATAACGATTGTTGGAAAAAGCGTGAGTACGACCAGTATAACTCATTTGAGATAGCGGGCGGCACAGCCTATTCAATTTATGACTTTTTGTCAAGATACAAGGAAAAGTTTGGCGCAAAAAAAGCCGTTCCCGATACTCGATTTAAGTACACATACGTGAACGAAAACACTCGATTTGTTTCGGTGTCCTGCCCTAAACTTGACTTTGACACCGATGAAAGCACTTACCCCGCAAAATACTCAACAGCGGAAGCAAGGGAAGAACGCAATAGAGATATGCGTACCTTTATGGCAATGGAACAACAATCGCCATTACCGCCAGAGGGAACGCCCTATTATTGGGATAATTTAAGATTATATACGGATTTGCCCGCAAAAGAGTGCAACGGTGGCACAAGAAGTGATTTTTCGTGGGCGGCACTTGACTTGCCGAGAAAAGGAAACAACTATGCCGCGCTTGGTATTTTCTATCGGGATAACAAGAGCAAGGACTTTTTCTTCACCGATTGCGTTTATGAAAAGAAACCGCTTGACGGGAAAATCGCCGATAAAGAGTTGTTGGATTATATTTGCGAAAAAATGGTTTTCCACAAGACAACTAACCTTGTCGTAGAAACAAACACGAACTCAATGATTGTAAGCGAGATAAGGAAAAGGCTTGCGGCACTTGGGTGGTCGTGCAATATTATACCGCAATACTCTTATGAAAATAAAGAAGTAAGGATATTTAATACCCAAAGCGCAATTTTGGAGCGTATTCGTTTCCCTGACCGAAAAATGTTCCCCGAAAGTTCAAATATGGGACAACTTATGCGCCACGTTGTTTGCTATGCTTATGACGGCAAAAACGACGACGGAATTGATATGATTTCGATGTTTGCAAAGGCTTTTGTAAGCAATGGTGTGAAAATGGGAGCGATTGAGGTGCTTGAAACTCGCCGATAAATATTACTTTTTTTATTAAAAATATGTTGACAAATATAAAAAAGGTTTGATAATATAAAAATAAGGACACTGCGATTATGGAGAAGTATGTAATTTGCCCTTGTTGCAAACGGGCTGATAAGCCGCTTGATATTGAAGTTCCCGACGGATTTGAGGTGGACTTTGATATGCGACACTACACACATAAAACTTTTTGTGATAATTGCCGTAGAGTAATTAAATATAGTTTTAAGCAAAAACAAAATAACTGATTTCTATTGCGCAGACAGTGGTTTGCGCTCTTTCTATTGAGGTATAACGTGATATTCGATTACGGCGGTATTAAAAAAATCAAAATCCCCTTTACCAAAGAGGAGTTTTCTGCGTTTGAAATAAAAGAACTTATCTCGGTATATACGAAATATATGCCGTTTTGTTTGCAAGTTCATAATCTTAACGTTATCAAAGAAGATTACTTATATAACTATTTTGTTGGCAAGCAGGATATTCGTACCAAAACAAGGGCGTTTCTTGGCGACGACGCAACAAATACCGACGCAAATCAGCGCGTTGTTGAAAACCACGCAAATGCACAAGTAACCTTTAAGGTTGACTTTTTAATGGGCGATGAAATGCAATTAACGCACAAATCTGACGTTGAGAGCGACGACCTTACCTATCTTGACAATTTTCTTGAAGATAGCGGATTTTTCACTGCTTTCCGTGAAACCAAAAAAATGATGTATGCGGTGGGCGTTGGCACGACTTATTGTGTTCCCCGCACCGATATTATCGAATATGACGAAAACAATAGAGCGAGATATAGTAAAGAGTACGATAAAGACACTATGTCGCCGTTCATTTGTGAAGATGTTGACCCCCGCTATAACTTTGTTGTATATTCTAACTATTATGGCGAAGAACCGCTGTTTTGCGTGAGCATTATTGTTGACGACGCAAATGACAAGTGCGAATTTCTCATTAACAATGGTAAATTTACACTTAAATGCGAGGGGTCTTATCTTGGCACAACTTCCGTGCCTTTTAGCGGGGATTATGCCATTTCGGAAATCACTAAAAACGCATTTACTAAACTTCCTATCATTGAACACGCTCGTAATAAAGAGCGTATGGGTATTATTGAAACCAACAAGGACTTGCTTGATGTAATCAACCTTATCGTTTCAAATAGTGCCGACGCAATCATTGACACCGTAAACAATATCCTTGTCTTTGAGAATGTGGAAGTTGACGAGGAAACCGTAAAGGCAATGCGACGCGGCGGCACGATTAAAGTAAAATCTTCGGGCGACCCGAATATGCCGAGCAAGGTTTACACTCTTGAAGTGAAAATGAACCACTCGGACGTCAATGTATTTTATGAACAAAGAGTAACCAAAGCATACGATATAGCGGGTGTGCCTATTGCAAGCGGTGTTACAACCACAGGCGGGCAAACTGGCAAGGCAAGACTTCTTGGCGGCGGCTGGGAAAATGCTTACACAAAAATCAAGGGCGATATTATCGGTATGAAAAAAAGCGACTATGCTTTGCTGAAACTTATCCTTGATATTTGCCGTACTGTCCCCGACACCAAAGTTGATGAACTTTCGGCAAGCCAAATTGAAATCAAATACAACATCAACCCGAATGACGATATTTTGTCCAAAGCGCAAGCGGCGAACAACTTGTACAACATTGGTATGCCGCCCGAAATGATTTTGACAGACACTGGGTTATCAATGGACGCGCACACTGACGGCTTTAAGTGGCAACAATATATCGACCAAAAAGAACAAAAGGAAGCGGAAAAGGCGGAACAAACCCTTGCCGCAACCCAAAAAATCGTTGGAAACGGCGATAATAACGACGGACAAAACGATTACAACAAAAATAAGGCGGTTGCAAAGCCGAAAGGCTAACACATATATAAATTTCTCGACCTTGCAGAGATATAAATACAAGGCGGTCTATGCGGAGAGCCACTTCGCGTTTACAAATCAAGGCTGACCGACGGAGCATTATGGAACTCAAAGATTTACTCGGCGAAAATTACAAAGACGGTATGACGATTGAAGAAATCAATACCGCACTCGCAAACAAAAAGTTTGTTGACCTTTCAGGCGGCGGATATGTTTCCATTGATAAGTTCAAGGCAACGGAAAAAGTCGCTACCGACGCAAAAGCGGAACTCGAAAAAATAAGGCAAGCGTCTATGTCGGAAGAAGAAAAACGACAAGAAGAATGGAACGCTTTGCAAGCGCAGTTGGATATTCTTACCAAAGAAAACCAAAAGAACGCGTTTGAGAAGAAACTTTTGGCAAACGGCTATGACGCCGAGGAAACACAACAAATTATGGCGAACCCTGACGACCCTGCGATATATGCACAAATTATGAAAACCCGCATAGAAAAAATAGTCGCACAAAATAATGCGGAAAACTTGAAAAATAGTGTAAAATTACCGAAAGCAAGTCCCGACGGGAAACCTAAAAAACTTACCGATTACTCTATGAGAGAACTTAACGAACTTCGTGATAGTAATCCCGCACTGTATCGGCAAATCTTAAACCAAAAATAATTATTAGGAGAAAACTAAAATGGCAGTTTTTGATAGCAAAATTTTTAACGGCGAAGTATTTGAAAGATATACGCAGACCGTATCCGACCTGCGCAGGAATGAACTTCTTAAAGCAGGTGTTTTCGTAAATGTTTCGGGCGATATGAGAGCAAGATGTTCCGAACAAGTTGGCTCGCACATCGTTACCGAACCTATTAAAGGCGCACTCGGCGGCAACCCTGTAAACTATGACGGCGCAACCGACATCGACGCAAGTTCTCGCTCGACCATTTCGCAAAAGAAAGTCATCATCGGTCGTGCAAATGCTTGGAGCGAACTCGACTTTTCGTCCGATATTACGGGCGGCGAAAACTTCTTGCCCCTTGCAAATGAAGTTGCCCACTATTGGGATAACGTCGACCAAAACACGCTCCTTGCTGAACTCGCGGGCATTTTCGCTATGAGCGACGCGGACGGCAAGAAATTCGTTGCGGCACACTCATACGATATTTCGGGCGCAACTGAGAATAAAGTTGGCGTAACCACGCTCAACACGGCAATTCAGCGTGCGGGCGGCGACAACAAAAACGCTTTCACCGTTGCAATTATGCACAGCGCGGTCGCCACGAGCCTTGAAAACCAAAACCTTTTGGAATACCTGAAATACACCGACGCAAACGGCGTACAGCGCGACCTTTCTCTTGCAACTTGGAACGGCAGGGTTGTCCTTGTTGACGACAATATGCCCGTTGTTCCTATTTACACCGCTTCTGCCGACACGACCGTTCAGGCGGGCAAAGTGTACTTCACCAAAGACAGTAGCGGCAACTACACCGTTGTTTCTGCACCCACGGGCAACCCGTCCACCTCGAACTATTACGAACTTACGGGCGCAACTTACACCACTTACATTCTCGGTCGCGGCGCGTTCGAGTATGCCGATGTTGGCGTTGAAGTTCCCTATGAAATGGACAGAGACCCCAAAACCAAAGGCGGCAAAACTTTCCTTTACAGCAGACAACGCAAAATGTTTGCGCCGCGTGGCATTTCGTTCACGAAAGACGACGGCACTTCCCCGACGGACGCGGATTTGCAAGGTGGCGCGAACTGGGCTATCGCAAAATCGGCTGACGGCACGGTTACTTACCCCCACAGAGCAATTCCTATCGCTCGTATCATTAGCCGCGGCTAATTACTAACAATGAGATTTTAGGAGATAAGATATGGCAGATATAAATTCACTAATTGACAATATGAAAGACGAGTTCAAAAACGAACACGATTATTTGTCGGAAGATGAAGTCGATAGGCTTTACAATAAAGCACTTGGCATTTATCTTGACATATCTTTCCCCTATGCTCACGAAATCGTGGCAATCCCCGAAACTCGTCCCCGTGCGGTCGGCTGGGTGAGAGATTGTATGCAAGAAATCCTTGAAAGGAATGGCGTAAATGCTCGCTCTTACAGTGAAAACGGGCTTTCCATTGTTTATGACGCAACTATGATAAGCAATGGGTTAAGGGCAAGGCTTGTTCCATTGGCAGGTGAAGTCAAATGAGATTAGGTAGTTATGTTTGGTGGTGTCGATATAATGGCGTGAACGAATACGGCTCGCCGTCATATCTTCCACCTATTAAAATAAAAACTTCTTTTAATTACTTTACTTGTCAGCCCATTACCGAGTATAATGATATTAAAGTATTTGGTGAAAATAGTTCTTCCACTTGGAAAGTGATGATACCCGTGGGGATTTATGAAAGTAAATTTCCGATTGGCGAAAAAGACCTTTTCTATGTGGACGGGGCAATGCCGAATACTAAATCAAAAGACTATGTAAGTGGCGACGGAGCAAACGCCTTTGTTAGCCGCCCACCTACCGTCGTCAATAAATTCACAAGAGTTTATTTGTCGGCAAGAACGGAAGAAAAATGATAGACAAACGCGGGCTTCAAAGATTTACAAAAGCGGTAAACTATTTGGCAGATGACAATGAAGAATATCGCCGAGTGATTGGCGGGGCATTAGCGGACGCGGGACGAAACGTCGCCGATGACGAGTTCCATAAATATCATTTTGAAAACGGTCAAAAGGTATGGGACACCCCGTATGCGAAAGACTTTACAATTATAGTTGGCTCGCACGAAAGATATACGGGGCGCAACGAAATTACCGCGACAGGCAAGGGCGTTTATTATGCCGAATTTGGCACAGGCATACTTGGCGAGTTAGGCGATTACAAAGGGAAACTTCCCACCGAAAACCGCACTTTTATCAGCCACGGACAAATCCTTTCAACCGACGGCTGGGTATATAACTATTATCAAAAGTTATATGATAGAGAAGCCGAGCCGTGGAATGGTTTTGCTCCGATTGCAGGGCTTTACAAGGCTGGCGACTATTTGCGGAAAAATTGTGTTAAAATAGCAAAAGACGCTCTTCGCGGCGTCGGCAAAAGACGCTTTATGCGTTAAGGAGAACTTATGGACGAATTTCTTAAAGACTTAATTGAGTATATAAATAAAGGACTTCAATCGGACGGCGGTTTCCCCGCCAAAATTAAAGTCGTTAGAGCATACTCAAAAGAAACAAAGATTGAAAGCCCGCAAGTATCTCTTTATGTTATAAGCGATGACGATACGGCACGCGCCTCGACCTTTAATGCGGAACACGCAACCGATTATCCCGTACAATTCTATTGCTATTGGAAAGACGGGATTAAGTATAACGGAGTGCCTTACGGCGCACAACAAGGTGCGGAATTGCTTGGCAAAAAGGTTTCTAAACTCTTTGAAGATAAGGAAGCCACGATTGCATATAACAAAAATATAAGACTTGTAAACAAGGTTGGCGGTGCGCCTTTTGGTATGCCCGTGTCAAATGGCTCGGCAAACTACCAGACCGTCCCACGCTTTGTTTTTACTGTTATCAAGCCATACTCGGCTATCAATGAGTAAATAACTTTAAGGAGAATAAAAAACTATGGGAATTGCTTTGACCTCTATCGGTATTAAGATTTCCTATGCGACGGAAGCCACCAAAGGCACTCGTCCTACTACGGGATATACGGTTTTGCCCGACTTAAAATCTATCCCCGACTTTAACCCCCAACCTAACACGGCTGACGCAACGACTTTTGACAATCTCGAATATACGAGTTATGTTAAGTTGCTTAAAGATATTGGCGGGGCTTTGGAGTTCAACGCGAACCTTACGCAAGATTTGTACGACGCGTGGTCGGTTATGATTACGGCTCGTAACAATCTCACGGACGGCAAACAAATGTGGTATTGCGTGGATATTCCGAAATTCGATAAGTCGATTTTCTTTACGGGCGACCCGTCGGAAATGGGTATTCCGTCGGCGGAAGCCAACTCGCTTTTGGAAACTTCGGTTTATATCGTTCCCACGAGCGAACCCGTTTTTGCGGACGACCCCACTTACACCGAATAATCACTTGAAATGGAGAAATGTAAATGAGTAAAACTTCCATTAAAATCACTATCAACAACAAAGAGTATTCCTATGACTTTGCAAAGTTCGGTTTTTATGCCCTTTGCACAGCGGAAAAGGAATACGGGCTTAACCCCCTTGAACTTGAAAACAATCCTATGTCAACCATTCTTTCCTTGTTTGCCTTTGTAGCGGCTATGGACGTTGACAAAGCAGGTGCGGAAATCGACGCTCACCTTGCAAATGGTGGCTCGTTTGAAGATTTATTCCCCTTGCTTACGGGCTTTCAAGAGTGCAGTTTTTTTCAGTCAATGGGCAAGAGCAAGAAATAATCGGGGATAACCCCACACAAACAAAAAACAAATCCGTGCGAGAGTATGGTAGTTTTTCATCTTGGATAGAGAATGAATTTTTACTGCCATACCTCAAAATCGGAGGCACTCGGCGAGAATTTTGGGAACTCACCCCACACGATATACAACTTGATTTTAAGGCATATCAAGAGCGTATGGAAGATGAGAGTAATAGAATGGTGCAAAGTGCGTGGGCAATCGGTCTTTATGTTAGAGCCGCACTTGCTTCCACTCCCGTGATTATGGGATATTCAAAGCACTCACCCCCGAAATACCCCGACTTGCCCCAAATTAAGAAGAACGACGAAAATTATACCGAAAAAGCAAAAGACGAAGCGTGGGTTGAAAAAGAACGCCAAAGAGCGTGGGACTTTTTTGCGAATTTAGGTAAAAATAAATGAGGTGCTAAATGGCGGATAACAACGAAATTGATAGCCTGAAATTAGGGATAGAAGTTGGCGACCTATCAAGTTCCGATATTAAAAACATAAAGGACTTATCAAGTAGTTTAGCCGCCCTTGATAAAGTGTTATCTTCCGAGTTTATGAAAAACTTGGAAACTTTGTCGCACTTAAAAATCAATGTAAATGTTTCCGAACTTAAACAAGCGGCGAAACAAGTACAAAAAGCGGTTGCCCCTGAACTTAAAGACGGGGCTGTTTTTGGTGGCGACATTGATATTGCAGAAGAAAAGAAGAAACTGCAAAAGGTGATGAAACAACGCCAACAGGCGATTGACGAAAACCTTGAATATTCTCAAAAAATCTTTGACGGCGCGAGTGGAAATCCGTTTCAATTAAGAGCGGAAGAGTTGCAAAAAGAACAAGACGCTGCACAGGCGACCTTGCAATCTTACAAAGAAATAGCAAAGGAAGCGCGTAAAACAAAACAGGCACTTGAAAGCACTATTTTCGGCGCAAATTCCAAAACTTCCTATCAATATATCGGCAAGGACTTAACGTCGGTCAAACAAACAATAACGGGAACACTTGATAAAATCACTATTACCACAAAAGGTAAGTCGAATGAAGTCAAGAAAGCCATTGATAGCATATTTGAAGAGAGTGGCAAGTCCGCAAAAGATAGTGCCGCTGTATTTATCGAAAAAGGTGTTATCGAACCTGAAATCAAAGCCAACGAGGAACAAAAAAAGCATATAATCCTTTGGGAAAAGTTTAAGCAAAAAGTTAAGAGCGTTGGCGAGGTTATAAAGAAACTCGGCGACCGTGAAGATAAAGAAGAAAAGAAGAGCAAGGCTTCGGGTTTTGGCGGGAAACTCGGCAAGGCAATCGTCCGTGTCGCTATTTATCGTGCAATTCGTGCGGCAATTAAGGGCATTGTTCAAACAATAAGGCAGGGCTTGCAAGCCTTTGCGGAGTTTAGCCCGAAATTTGAGCAGACAATGACGGCGTTGACTTCGGCGGGACGAAACTTTAAGATGAGTTTCACAGCCGCTTTTGCGCCGATTTTGGAAAGCATTGCCCCCGCACTTATCCAGATTGTAAATTCATTTACACAATTAAATAATAAACTTGCGGAAACAATCGCCTACTTAAAAGGCGCGGGCGAGTACACCAAAGTAAACACCGAATATCAAGAGCAATATAATAAGGCGGTAAACCTTTTGCCCTTTGATAAATTCAATGTTTTACAGCAAAGCAGTTACGGCGGGTTTGAAAAGGCTGCGGTAGATACCGAGAAAATGGCGAAAAACGCGCCTAAATTGGAAAAAATCAAGGCGGTCATAACTTCGTTCAAAGAAGCACTTAAAGCCGTTGTAGCCGCGCTTGGAAAGGCTTGGGAATTTGTTAAGTCTATCTTTGGGGAGTACGGCGATGTAATTCTCACCGTTATGAAAGCAAGTATCAATTTCGGCAAACAATTATGGGAAACGCTTGGCGCATTGATAAACGCAATAAAAGTTATCCTTAACCTTGACTTTTCAAAGAGTATTATATATTCGTCGCTTGCCGTTTTTGCAGGCATACTTACGACGATTGTAGGCATTGCTAAAACCTTTTTGGATATACTCAAATCTATCCTTACGCTTGATTTTTCGGGCTTTGGCGAAAGAGTAAAGGGTTACTTTAATTATGGGTTTACCAAAAACTTATGGAATAGAGGCGGTCGCGGTAAAGGCATTAAGAACTTCTTTAAGGGCTTATTCAATATCGGCACTTATGCGACGGGTGGACTTCCCGATACAGGCTCATTGTTCCTTGCAGGCGAGCGTGGTGCGGAACTTGTAACAAATGTTGGAAGCGGTCAATCGGCGGTTATGAATATGCAACAACTGCAACAAGCGATTTATGGCGGTATGCTTTCGGCACTTTCGACAATGCAACAGGTCGGCGGACACGAAACAGCGCAACCTATCACGGTGAAAATCGGCGAAGATACGCTTTTTGAAATCACAAGGAAATCGGCAACCCGTAGAGGACTTGACTTTGCAAAGGTATGAGGTAGATTATGGCATTAACGGCTGAACAACTTGCGAGATTGCCGCAAGCATTGCAAGACAACTATAATAGAACAAGGCTTGATTTAGTGGAAATAGACGGGGAGAAGTTCTCGTCCTATTCCACTTTTACTTATTATGAGGCAAAAACCTATGTGAAAAGCCCCACAAGGTCGCAAACGGGCGCAATGGGCAACCTTAATTCCTATGCAACCTTTGTTACTCCCCGCCTTAAAATATCTTTTAACTATATGGATATTGATGTTTATAGGCGACTTATCCAACTTATCAATAGCAAGAATGAGTTTACGGTTACTTGTTATGATGTTGAGAGCGATACAAGGGTAACAAACAAGATGTATTTTTCGCCTAACGATTATCCCGAAATCTATCAACAAAAACTCAAAGTGCTTGGGTTGCTCAATTATGAGATTGAACTTGTCGGCACAAACAACGACCTTGACTATGTTTCGTTGACTTACAATGCAAACACCACTGATACGGTCGCACAAATGCCCACAAGCCGCGAAATTCCGAAAAACACGAATGTTGTTATAGGCAATGGCTTAACGCCCACAAGGAACGGATATGAGTTCGTTAAGTGGGGAACTTCGGCGGACGGCTCGACCTTTAACTATCTTAACGGCGAAGAATATCTTATTTATAAGAATACTACTCTTTATGCTATTTGGAGAGCAAGTGTATGATTGAGTATTCGGCAATAATAAAGTCCATAAGCGCGGCAACAAACGAGATTTCGGCAGCGACCTATGAACGCGACGGCACTTATCTTGTGCCAAACACGGCGGATATTTTTAGCGTGTGTAATACACAGGCAAATGTCGGCGCAACCCCGTTTTTGTTAAGTCATAGCAAGTTGGGCGGGGGGCATACTTTTGCGCCTAATAAGGTCGGTTATTCGATAGTAAGCATATATAGCATTTCGGGGACGGGTGTTTATGATGTATATATCATTTGTGCCGCTCCCGCACAAGGACTTACCATTGCGTTTGACACCTATAATAACCGCTACCCCGCAAAAAGAGCGTTTGGAAACACAACCGCAAGTATATATATTAACGGACAATATTTTGATATAGATAGCGCAATTACATATTTTCCAGTTGCAACAAAGACGGAAAGCATTGGGACGTATGAAAACGTGCCATTATATCATATAAGTGTAAGTGCGGGTATGGACGACGCAGGCTCAAAAAACGGCAAATACCCCACTATTATCAGCGGCATTAACATAGGTGTAAGATATGCGGTTGATAAAATAAATATGGTTGATATGGATATATCTCAAAGCGATAGACCGACAAACAACAAGCCTATTTTCGGCGTTATGTCGGGCACTGCGTCGCTTAAAGTGAAAGACGACGGCGGCGAGTTGCTTGGATATGTGCAAAATAAGACCATAGGGCGCAATAGCCCCGTTGAGTTTATAATTAAGAACTCCACGGCAAACAAACAACAAAGTGTCGCTAAAATGCTTATTTCTGACTTAAAATACGATGTAAACAACTTTAACATCGACCTTGAATTGTCCGACGGGCTTTTGGAATTACAAGAAACCGAAAGCAACGAGATTAAAATGAGTACAACGCCGATGACCGCAAAGGCTGTTTTTGAAAGGTTAAAGGCTTATGTAACGAAATATGAGTTTGCTATTACGGCAAATGCGGAAACGATAATGTCGTCAACCACAATAAAATATCCGTTTTTGGAACAATCAAAAGTGTGGGCGGCATTTGATAAACTTTGCAATCTCTGTGGATTGTATATGTATATGGGTGCGGACGGCAAAATCGTCATCGACACGCAACTTCTTTCGTGATTATGGCAATAGTAATTAAAGCAAAAAACATATACGGCGATATTGATAATAACAAAATTGTCAATAACGAGATAAAGACCGTAAACTTTTCGGAGAACAACATTGCGGTCGTTTCCAACACGTCGGTTGGCAATACGGGTTTTAGTGGATATACGAGTGAAGAATGTACTTATTCGCGTGCGCCATTGACGGCGGAACAACTCACGGCACGAAACACGGGGCTTACGCTTAAAGAAAGGGTGGCTTCCAACACAAAATACTTTGGGCAAGGAGATGACTATTATATTGCATATTTTCAAGTAAATGTGCCTATTTCGTCGCCCATTGATTTATCGCAAGCGTTGTCCTTTGATTACAATTACACAACGGGCAGAGGTCGTAAAGGCGGTGGCGGAGATACCAAAACGGGAACAATTACGGGCAATGTCGCTCAATATTATGACAACTATGCCGCGTTTAGGAATGTTAGCGTTGAGTTAAAAGACGGTGAACAAGGATATGCGCCGAAATTTGAGTTAGGTGTGCTGTTAGACGGCACAACTTCTAACAACTTGTCTTTGGCGTTTGGGATTGTTTATGACTATAACCATACATATCCTTACTCGTCGGAATATACGGGATTTACATACATTTATGATAGATATTTGGTACAATCCGTTTCGGCAAGCATTGCTGGGCAACAATTTCAAGTATCAAGCGCACCCGTTTCAATCGGCACGGGAACTTTCGCACAAAGTTTATCATATAATGAACTTTATCAAACGGAAACTAAAATAACAATCGGGGAAACCACTGAAAAAATCGGCACTTTTCTCGCAAATAAAATTATAAATAAGTGGACAAATGGTAAAGAAACTGCTAAACTATTAGTAGAATATGGCGAATATTATGACACTGACGGCAATTTGGTTAAGAGCGTTGAAAGCAACGACAAGTCAATGATATTCAAAATCGGTGAAGTTGTGCGCCCTTATGTCAACTCGGTTAGTGGCGACACGCCTATGTCGAAAAACATTGACGGGACACCAAAAGACTTTTTGATTATTGGGGTAGAGCCTTTCTATGACGGTGCTTGTTGGCAAAGGCTCACTCTTTTAGAATATTGAGGTATTTATGGCAAATTTTACACCTAAAAAAATAGACACCAGTACAATCAATTCGGGGCAGGAATATGCGGTTGGCGATTTGGTTGCACCGAGCGCAATTAACTCACCGATTGAAAGTGGCTTGTACACCGAGATTATTGCGGACGGACTTACGCAAGCCCCCGATATAAGTCAAATCGCAGGGGTTGGCACGCCCACAATCGAGTTCGTGGACGGCACGACTGTCAACGGCGTGAAAACAAAGAAGTTCGCTTTCAAAAATCTTGTTGGCGGGGGTGGGTATGCTTCTTTTGTTGGATATAGTGGAAACGAAAAAATTGTTGTTTCAAGTATATCCACATCGACTTACTTTGATGTTCCGCTTACAACAGGCGGAGCAAATTCATTTGTTATAACGCCAAAAATAAATGATACCACTATCTTGCCTTTGGTAGTTTCGGCAAATGATACTCCCCATTATTATCCGTGCGTGGTTCGTACGCTTTCGCCTGCGCTCGGAAAGGTAGGTTTACGAATACTCTCTACAATTCATATATAATAGACGGAGATAAACGATGAACGATATACAAATTGAAACCAAAAACTCACCGTGGTATGAAGATGAAAAGTGGCATTGGTATGTCAAAAACACTGTATCATTAAGATATAAGTTTGATAATTTAGAAGTTGCCACGGGCGACCGCATTGAAGTGCATTTCTATGACCGCAAGGGCGCGGAAGTGCTTTCTTACACTTATAACAACTTGGAGCAACAAACAGACCCAGTTTCTGGCACAAAGTTCGTACAAATCATTATTGATATTGACGAAGTGGATAGCGAGAAACTTACAAAGGGCGATTATGTGTTCTGTATCACCTATTATGGCGCAGGCGAGAACGGCGAAGAGAACATTAAAACCATTTGTGCAAATCAAAATGTTGAGGTATTAAGTTGCCACTAATCAATGACGCTAACGATTTCGGCGTAGATGTATATGTTGATGTCGTTGGGAAAGACAATATAAATGTTGAGATAGGCGCGGACGGCTCAAAAAAGGACGTAAATGTCAAAATTGAAGAGCCGCAGGGTGCAAGTGTTACCGCCGATGTTTTAGGGCGTAAAAACGCAAATGTGAGCCTTGCCGCAGACGATACCACCTTATCCGCTTATACGAATTTGAGTGGGGCAGAGCCGCAATATTTCCGCGACCACGTCCTTAATATGAATAACCCGCACCAAACTACGGCGGAGCAAGTGAAAGCCGTGCCGTTGGAGTTGGGCGGTTTTGCACGCATTGACCCAACCGCAAACACCAAAGGTTTTCGGCAGCAAGCGTTTGTCTATGTCAACAAGGGAAATCAAGGTTTCCGAATGTCCTTGCAAGAGATTAAGGACTTAAACACTAAAATAGTTGACGCAAAGAGCCACAAGAGCGTAAACTCGGCGGATTTGAGTGTCGGCGATTATATTTATAGCGAAGATTAAGGAGATATTTTATGGCTGAAAAAAGGAAAATCCATAGAGTAGTTGACGCACAAGGGACACTTGTGCAAGTTTTGCCCGAAACGAGTGCGGAACAAGTTACGCTTGCCGATACCGCCAATAACTTTACTTCGACGAATGTTGAGGGTGCGCTTGCCGAAGTTGCCGAAATAGCGAAAACTGGTGGCGTTACGGGCGTTAAGGGCGACGTTGAAACCGAATATCGCAAAGGCAATGTAAATATTACAAAGGCTAATATAGGACTTGGTAATGTAGATAATACGGCGGACGCAAACAAAGTTGTCAAGGAAGCGAAAAAGACGACGGGTGCGATTAGTGTTGTAGGCAATGATAGCACAAACGCTGAAAAGTCCATAACTTTTGACGGCTCGGCGGACAAGGAAGTTACCTTTAATAACGGCGATTTTGTTACAACGCTCACGGGTAGCAATTTGCAAGTTGCGATTGCGGACAAGGGCTATGCGACAAAAACCTATGTGGACACGCAAGACGGTAAAAAACTTGACAAGACGGGTGGCACGATTACGGGCAATTTGTCGGTCAATGGTGGCGTAACAGTTGGCGGAAATCTCACGGTCAACGGAACGACGACCACGATTGATAGCACCACGCTTCAAGTCAAGGACAAGTTGATTGAAGTTGCCCACGGAAACACCACAAAACTTACAAGCCCTGCTGGTTTGGTTGTGCCTAAATACGACGGCACTAATTCAGGTGCGCTTGTCTTTGACGGCGACGGAATGGCGCAAGTCGGCAAGGTTGTGCTTGACGCGGCTGGAAACATTGATACCACAAAGAGCGGACTTCAAACGCTTGCAACCCGCACTAATCTTGTCGGGGGCAATTTGGTGCAATATGACAGCACTAATAAGACATTTGTAGATAGTGGCAAGAAAGTCGGTGATTTTGCGCTTAAAACGGATATTCCGTCCGTTCCTACCAACTATGTAACAACAGATACAGAACAAACAATTTCAGGTAAAAAAACATTTTACTCGCTTTATGCCGACCATATGTACACCCGAGATAATCACGCTTTTTTCCGCAAAGAAGAGACCGAGAACGGGAATGCAATACCGCCAAGGTTGGTCTTTGGTGCAATAGACAAGCCAATAATCCTTGACGGAACGGCTGAACGCCCCATATACCGAAAGACGAGCGGCAGCGTTGCTGACGGCGTTAAAAAGGACATTGCTCTTATAGATGATATTAAAACCACAAAAGTGGACAATGCTGCACACGCGGATACAGCGGGTAAAGTTTCCAATGAACTTGAAATTATTGGGACTGACTCTGGTGGTACTGCAAATGCATTGCATTATACAGGGGATAAGTACCAAAGGCTGACATTTTCAAAAGATGACTTTACGATTGTGGGAACGGGTGATTTGAGTGCGTATTTGCGCGCTACTGGCGTAACGGCTGGCTCATATTCCGCAGTAACCGTTGACACAAAAGGTCGCGTAACAGCAGGTGGCAAGTCGGTTGAGTGGGGTACTTCGGGGCAGACCGCACCGAGTGATGACCTTATGGTCGGCGGACTTTTCTTTGAATTACAATAAACAATTAGGGGGTATGCAGTATGGCAACCTATAAACCTATAAGGAAAACGGCGAACGGCACGGAAGAAATCAAAATCCCGTATGCCGTTCTTGCCGACCCACCGACAATTCCTGATATAAGTGGAAAGTTAAGCAAAACCGAAAATACAGGCGTAAGCGTTTTAGGAACTACAAAGTCAACGACTACGCTTGGTGGCAATCAACTTGTCGCTCCAAACGGTATTATATTTGCTGGAACTGCTGCAAACGCTGGATTGGTGACAAGAGGTATATGTGGCGTATCAACACCTGATAGAAACGGTGCTTGTTCAAAAGAGAACCTTTACATAAACTACGACGGTACAAACACTTACAATACTGGACGAATGTTGATATTGCAAGCAGGCGAAACTGGTACTAATTATGGAAACAATATGTATCAATATGCAGTGCCTCGTGGTGATATAGTTAAAGCGTGGGTAGAAGCGCAAGGTTATGCAAAAACAACGCAAATACCGACAGTCAACAATGGCACGCTTACAATTCAAAAGAACGGCACAAATGTTCAGACTTTCACTGCAAACCAAAGTTCGTCCGTGACAGCAAACATAACAGTTCCTACAAAAGCAAGTGATGTCAATGCTTTGTCACTTGACGGCGGAACTATAAACAAGAGTAAGACTGTTAAAATGGACGCCTCTGCTAATTCTGACGGGGCGAACTTAAAATGGGGAACAGTTAATAGCAAAAATCCTTACATCGGTTATGCTTCCGACCAAGTAGATGGAACATTTGTTGTAGGAAGCTTGCTTGGTACTAACTATGCTTCTGGTCTTGCAATTGGTGGAAGTTCTGGTAATTTATTGTGGAAAGGAGCAAAGGTCGCTACAACAAGCGATATACCCAATATAAGCGGCAAACTTGATAAATCCGCTTTCTCTCTTTCGGGTACAACATTAACGATAACGATTTAAGATTATGACACTTTATTTTAACAATGTAATGCCCACGGCAATAAAATACAACGGCACTGATTTGACGGTGTTAAAATACGGCACAACAGCGGTATGGGGAAAGCCTTTTTCGCTTACGATACAAGCAGGTGCTAACTCGACTGTTACTGTAAATCGCACATCGTCGCCTAACCAACACGCAAGTACAGGCAATATCACAAGTGGCGGAATTGTCTATTATGGCGATACTCTGACAATCACGGCAACTCCTGCAAGCGGGTATAAACTTGTTAGTTTTACTATTAACGGCACTGAATACGCAAATGGTGAAACAAGTGCAGTTTCGCAAACGATTACTGTTACAAGTGCGGTTTCTGTTGTAATTAACACGGAAAGTGCTGTTTCGTGGAAAACTGTTTGGACGGGAAGTCGCGGGGTGAACGCAATTAACGTTACAACAGGTTCTTTTTCGGACGGTTCGGGTATGTATTATGGTTCGAGAACGATACAGCACGAAATTATTTCTAATGCATACAAAACACGTATAACTTATACTTTGGCAGACGAAAGTCCGCAAACGACTGAATTAGAATCGTTGGTTACCCTAACAGCAGGAAACAACAGTAGTGTACGTGCAAGCATAGACAGTTCGTCTAATAATATAGATTTTATCACTGTTATAAAGGGAAACAAGCCAAACTCAAAAGCATTTTATATTGGAAAGAATGTTACTCTTACCAAAGTTGAGCAATATTATTAAGGGGTAATTATGAACATAGATTTTACTAAATTTGCAGAGCAAAATATGCTCACTTATAATGATAATAAGACAAGGGTGTTTGTAAAACCCACGGATAGGCACAATTTTACGGCATATCCACTTGAAGATTTGTCGGGCGTGGTCGCATTAACGCTTGAAGAATATCTTGGACTTCGCACTAATTATTATCAATTTAATGAGCAACTCACGGGAATTGAAGAATATGTGGCGGAAGAAGAAAGCACCGACGAAACCGCACTTGACGGCGATACCGAAAAATAAATTAAAAAAATCATTACTTTTTTGGCATAAAGGTGTTGACATAACCACTTTTGTGTGCTATTCTTTATTTAGTGAGTGCGCAGACACCTATGTGTTTGTGCGCTTTTTAATTGAGGGTAAAAATGGATTGGCAAGATAGGGCTGACGAATTTGAAAGCGAAATGAAAGACCAAATGGCTGACGAAAACACTACTGAAATCGACGAAAACCTTTCGGACGATGAAGTTGTCGAAGAAACGGAGAAAGTGGCGCAGAACGCAAATCTCGCCGTTCCTGACGTGCCGAAAGAAGTTGCCACGTTCACCAACATTGCGACTGCTCGTATGCAAGAAGATTTTGTTTCGGGCAAGCGCGATGTAAATGAAACGGGTAAGGAAATCGTCCACGCACTTACTCTTGAAAAGTCCGTTGAAGAAACGCGTGAAAACCGCGACTTTTTGGCGGATATTAAAAAGACAAAGCAAGACGAGTTAAAACTCAACTTTGAAAACAAGGTACTTGAAGAAGAACGCAAGAAGTTAGAGGCAAAACAAAACAAAGCGGAAGCATTTTATAAGAGTTTCCGTCCTATTTTGGAATTTGACTTTTCCAACTTGCGTAAAGTACAAAAGAAGAGAGTTATTAAAGAGGGCGAAAAGGCTGATGATATGCGCCGTTTCCGTCGCAAGGACGGCACGGAATATGTTTATGAGAGAGAACAGCCTAAAACCTATGCGGATAGGTCGTACGGCATACCGCTTATGGTGCTTATGTTGTGTATCTTAACATTGCCCTATTGCCTTGTTACAATAATTCTTTCGATATTTAACGCTGTAAACGAAGTCTTTATGCAAATAGCGAACTTCGGCAAACCCGCACTTGTGATTTGTTCATCGCTTGCAATTATGGCGATTATTGGCGTGATTGTATATGTGATTTTGTTGCTTGTGCAAAACTCTTTCGGCGTAACAATATTCCCCGACAAAGCGGCTCTTGAACTTTTGAGCCTTTTATAATATTAAAAACGGAGTGTAAACTATGTTAAAAGTAAACTCGGAAAAATTACTTGGTGAAATTGCAAGACTGCAAGGCGAAATTGCGGATAACGACTTACACGCTTTCAACGAAGCAAAGGCTATCGGCGAACAGCGCGGTTGGAGCGATGTGCTTATCAGCGCATTTGCGGATATTCTCTTAAAGGAAGAAGCGGCATTTGATATTTCGGCAAAAAAGAAAACGCTTGATTATCTTATGCTTTTCGTGGAAGAAGTTGCGGACGAACCCGTGGAAGAAGAAGTTGTACCCGCTCCCGCCCCCGTAGAAGAAGTTGCCCCCGAAGTCGTTGAGCAGCCCGTTGTTACGGAAGCACCCGTACAAGAACCCGCAGAAGCCCCCTATATTCCCGTATTTTAATTATGTCAGACGATGAGGTGCTGAAACAAAAGATTGTCCGAAAGGCTCTTGATAATCGAACATTGCTTATTTTGTCGGTTATTGACTTGCTTTTCGGCATTGTTTCAATGTGCCTAACTTCAATAGATTGGCAAATTTGCTCGCTTATTGCAAGTTTGTTGTCTTTTGTGATGATACTTAAAATACTTGTAACGTATCGGAGCGACTTGAAATCAAATGTATCGACACTTATCATAAGCATAGCCGATATATTTACAGGTGCGTTATCGGTTGCACTTGCCGTTTATGCACTTAAAGCGATTGTCGTTTTAGTTTCATCACTTAAAGTAACAAAGGTAGCGGTGCAAACAAGCAAGGCGGTTAAACTTATGGAAGCCACTAAACCTATTGCGGTCAAAACTCTTCCAAAAGTTGGGGCTATTTTTATAGCATTTTGTGCGACAAATATAAACAAAAAAAGAGGTAAAACTATGGCAAAGGAAAAAGTTGTCAAGGAAAAGAAAGCAAAAAAGCAAAGTGCTTTTGCAATTTACCTTAAAAACAATCCTAAAACGATATGTGGTATTGTTGCTTCGTTTATCGCAAGTGCAATGTCAGGCGCAGGTGCTTCGTGTGGGATTGTGTATGGGAATGTGCAAATCCCTTTGTGGGCAAGTATCATAATCGGTGTACTCGTGTTTGGCTTACTTATGGCAATTCTTTGTTTGGGTTGTGTGAGTGCGGGTTGGGAAAGCCCCATTATGGTGGCTCTTCGTAAAACCGCAAAGGCTCTCGGTTTCGGCAAGTCCGTTGACATTGTAGAGCAGGCGTATGCGGAAGCGGAAGCACAAAAAGCAAACGAAGAAGCACAAGCAATCGCAAAAGCGAAAGCCGACCACGATATGTATGAAGCGGAATATCGCAGAGAAGTGGCGGACGGCAACTGCCTTGTATCGCTTGATGAGTTTATCGAGCAAAAGAAAGCAGAAGCCGAACAAAGACAGCAAGAACAGGCAAAACTCGAACTTCTTAACGAGTTCCGTGCGGCTGTTGCAAACGGTGCATTTGTCGGCAGTTTTGACGATTTTTGCGCTAAAAGATAACAAAACACAAAGGGTATGAAAATGAAACTCTATAAGATTATGAGTGGATTATTCATACTCTTAATTTTATGCTTATTGATTGCATATTACGAATTGTAGGGGGATAGGAAATGAACAAGAACGTTATCCGTGCGATGATATACCTTGTGTGCGTGTATCTTTGCGCGTGGTATGTCTTAAAATTTTCCTTTCCCGAACAATTTGTGCTAAAAATAAACAATCCGAGCATTATAAAATTCGGTCAATATGTTGATAGCCATATCGCGCTTAAACGGTTTTTGAACACGATAACGGCATTTATCACTTATTGGCTTTTTTTATGCGCCGTAACACACAAACCATATCTTTCCGCTCCGTGGTGTCTAATTTTAATTATCAATATTTTTATAAGTTTTGCGGTTGATGTAATTGATACAAATATATCCGCATATTATGGATTATTGAGTATGGTTGCGCTCGGCGCAATATGGAATTGCAAGGCAAGAGATGTCGGCGTTGTGATTATCGTCCACTCGGTATCTCAACTATTATCCTTGTCAAGTCGTATTATCAATTATAAGAAAAGATATAAGCCGAGCGACCGCTATCCCGCCGATAAATAAACTTATAAATGGTATAAAACAAGTGCAACAAGCACTTAAAGATTTTGATTTAAGTAAAGATGAGGAGGAAATTGACAATGGCAATGGGTATGGGATATAATCCTAACTTTTATGCAAGAAATTACAATCAAGAGATAAACGCTCTTCAAAACCAAATCGACCAACTTCGCGGACTTAACAATCAAATACAATCACCTATTGCAAACCAACCGCAACCACCCGCAAATGGCATTACGCAAATCGGCACTTATGTTGTTGTGAAAACGATACAAGATATGGAAAACTATCCTGTGCCTGTTGACGGAACTCCCGTAAATGTTTTTGTTGATAATATGGGTGTGTTTTATAGTAAGAAAATGTCTAATGGCGTTGTGAGTTGTCAGCCGTTTTCTTTCGCGCCGTTAAACGGGGCTAAAAACGACGAAAAGCCGTCGGACGAGATAACTACCGAGAATGTGCCGATTTGGGCGGAAAATGTGCTTTCTCGCATTTCTTCGCTGGAAGAAAAGATAATCGCTCGCTCGCAAAAACAATCGGATAAGAAAAATCAAGACGAGGTGGATATAAATGGCATTTAATTTTAACCAAATCACAAAAGCGGTAAAGATTGCAAATGGCGTTGCAAATCCAAAACAAGCGGTAAATATGCTTTTAGAGCAACTTGAAAAGAAAAACCCCGAAATGGCAAGGAATGTAAGGACGGCTATTTCGTCAGGCAAAAACCCTGCACAATACATTCGTGAACAAGCGCAAAATGGCACTATTACTATGGAAAACTTTAATGAAGTAAAGCGTTACTATAAAATGGCGCAAAAGTTTGGGCTTACTCATAAAATAAGCAATCAATCGTGGAATGAAATCGAACAAGCGATTAAAGACAAGGGTGGCGACGACGGTTTCAAATTTAATGGTTTTTAGGACTACTCTCTCATAAGTAGTGCGCAATGCTTATTTGAGTGTAAATATATATAGGAGGAACAACAAAATGGCAGATTATTCTCTCGGCGATATTGCCGCCCTTATGGACAGGGACGATAAAGGTGGTTGGGGAGACGGCTTTGTAGGCTGGATTATTCTTCTCTTTATCTTCTTGCTTGCAATAAGTGGCAATGGTTTCTTTGGTAATGGCTCTGCAACCAATGCAAGCCTTACGACCGCTGAACTTTACTCGGCTCTCGGAAGTCAGGATATTAAAAACGATATTCGTAGCGGTTTCCAAAGCGTTGAAAGCGGTATTTGTGGCATTGATAAGGAAATTCTTAACAATCGTTACAGCACACAACTCGGTTTCCAAAATCTCGGACAGCAGTTGCAAGACTGTTGCTGCAACTTGCGTACGACAATCATTGAACAGAACCAAGCAACACGCGATTTAATTCAAGAAAATTATATCGACGGATTACGCACGGCTTTGTCCGACGCAAAAGCGGAAATCAGCAATCGTAGCCAAAGCACTTACATTTTAAGTCAGTTGGGGCAGTATTATACTCACCCGTCCGTAAATCCTTATACTTGCTATAATAATTGCGGTTGTGGCTGCGTTTGCGGCAACAATTTGGTTTAATGCTTTAACCAACTAAATTACTTTACGCTTGATAGCGTTCCTTGACAACGGGGGAGCGACTATGCTCCCCTTTAACTTACAACAGGAGATTTTTATTATGGCTAATAATCAATATTGTAAAAGCACTTTAAGTGCATACAACAACACAAGCACGGCTCTTGCCAGCGGCGCACTTATGCCTATCAACAACAATGCACGCATTACGGGCTGCTCGATTTCTCACGTCAGTGGAAGTAATGCGATTAGGCTCTTGAAAAAAGGCTTGTATTTGGTAGCGTTCAGTGCCTCTGGCTCTTTCACGACAACGGCGGGCGAAGTCAGCCTGCAACTTTATCGCAATGGCGTGGCTGTCCCCACTGGTATAGTAACCCAAACCCCTACGGCAACAACGGACATTGAAAGTTTTTCAACGGCGACCATAGTGGAAGTTAGGGACGCTTGCCCTTGCTCGGGTACAGGCACTCAATCAATCGACCTGACATTTGCCAACACGGGCGTTGCGGCGACTTACACTTACTTTAATGTGTCGGTAGTGAAACTCGCGTAATTATCGCGGTTTTTAGCAAGGGATACAAGAATGGAAGAAAAACTCTATGAAGTAAAAGTAGCAATTATTGATAGGATAACCAAAGCGGTTAGCGACACATCGGCGAAAATTTTACCTGCCGACTTAAAAACTCTTGCAATCATTGTCTTGCTTTTGTCCATTCAAAAAGGCGATGAAAAGTACGCCGATTTGATTGCTAAATTCATTACTCAAATACACACGGATATATAATTATGGAAGAACTCGAAAAAATTTATGATTATGTGGAAGAAGAACTTGCCGACGCTGAAAAATATGCGAGGTGCGCGGCAAAGTCAAAACTTGTAGGGGACACCGATAAACTATCTATCGCAACTAAACTTTCCGAAGCCGAACTTGAACACGCAAGTATTTGGTACGACTTTATGAGAAACAAGGCGAAAGCAATGCGGTCAATGTACGAAAGCAAATCAGAGCCTATGCCCGAATACATTGAAATGCGTATTACCGATATGACCGATTACTATATGGAAAAGTCGGCGAAAGTTAGGTATATGCTTGATAGCAACAGGAGATAAAGGACAAAAGAAAGGGGATAAGCACTTTGCCTATCCCTTTTCTCTTTATTCTTGTGTCAAGTCGTCCACCTTGTCAAAAAGTTCGTCAATGTACTTTTTAACCTTTCGTACAACTTCTTCTTTTGCGAGCCGTATCGCTTTTTCCCGTTCCGTTTCCCTTACTTCGCACACTGCAAACATAGTATTGTCGGGAAGTTCGGCTCTGGTGTAGTGCGTTTCAAGCCCACAAATCATCGGAGGATATTCCGTATTGCCTACCAATGTTGCGGGGACGCTCACAAAGTTTTCATTGATGATGATTGCGTTCGCTTGTATGTGCTGTTGATACGCTAACGCTTGTGCTTCGTTAATTCTGTCGATAAGTTCATTGATTGTCATAGTTTTTTCTTCCATTTTTTACTCCTTTTTCAGCCGAGAAAGGGCGGTTTCTCAACTTCGGGTGTTATTTTATTATGTTGTTGTTTATTTACGCCGTTCCCGCCCAAACGGTGCATTGCTTATCTATTGAGTTTATAATTATACAATCCGCTGTCAATAAGCCTTGTCATAAGTCTTTTTATCATAATCGGCGGAACGCTCATACCGCATATATATTCTGATTTCTCATTACCCAAATTATAGTCTTCTGGGAATGATTGTGCGTGAAGCACATCTTCGTCAGAGGGATGATTGCCTTTCTCCGTCCATATATCTCCGTGTCCTGCTGTTTGTGTTGGATATATATCGTTTTCTCTAACAACCCTATGGGTTATGCCACTATTTGCTCCATAGATACGCAACATACATTCGTTTACGGCTTCGTTTGGGCGAATTTGTTTTATCGCTTCACTCATTTTGCCTTTCGCAATCTTTTCGTGGTTGGTCTTAAAGTCGCCATATTTTATCGGCTCATAATTGAATGTAAGGTCAATATTTGACAAGTCAAAATTAAGTCTTGTTGCGACGAAAAACACTCTATGCCTTGTTTGAGGAACGCCCATATCTTCGCCCTTTAACAGCCAATGCCTCACCGTATATCCTATTTCTCTGAACCTTGCATATATTTTCTCAACATATTTATACGCATTGCCCAATAATAGTCCCTCAACATTTTCCATAATTACTGTTTTCGGACGACGTTTTGCGACCGTATCAATGAATACGAAAGATAAATCATCAAGAGTTTGTTCGGCTTGTCCCTCTCTGAATTTCTTTTTCTTTCCCCAACTATCTTCTCTTTCGCCAGCCATTGAGAACGTTGTACAAGGCGGTGAGCCGTCAAGTATATCAAGGTTGAAAAGTTCTTCGGGCAAATCTTCAAGTTCGTTGAATTTGCGAATATCCATAAGGTAGTTATATTTCGGGTGATGATTTGCAACATATACGTCGTTCATCTTCTGGTCTATTTCGCAACAACCGAGAACATCAACCCCGCATAATTTATATCCAATTGTGCTACCGCCACCGCACGCAAAGCACGAGAATGCAGTAAGCCCGTTTTTTGCAGGATAATCGGTCGCCATATTCCATTTCCAATCGGTAGATTTGATTGCCTTATAATCTGTAAGTGTTTCGTCAATATCCCATAATGCTACTTGTTCGTTCATTCTTTCACTCCTTGTTATTCATTTATTCTCTGCCAAAATGGTGTTAATACACCTACGATAAAAGGATAAAACCGATTTGATTTTAGCCACACAATCAGCCCACCCCTTTTCAGAATAATTATAATGATAGCCATATTTATTGCCTGCAATTACGAACCTAAAACCTGTGTTTTCGTGTTTCCTATTGCGAGTAATATAAACACCATTTATAATTTCCTTATAATTATTATGTGCAATTATAACTTCGAGGTCTTTTTTCTCACCATATTTAGGCTCGCCACAATCGTCCTTGCCGAGATATACATAGTCGGTATAAACACAATAACCTTTATCAATTTCTTCAAATGTTGGAAATTTCATTGTTTCACTCCTTATAAGTCGTAATCTTCAATGTTCGGCACGCGTCCTATTATATCCAACTGCTCTTTGGTGTACTCACGCTCGGTGAAGTTCGCCTTGCCGTTCTTCGTTCGTTGTTCTTTAAGTGCGTTGAAAACCCATTTTCTTATCGCCAAATAGTCGCTCTTTGCTTTGTAACCTTTGTAGGCTCGGTATTCTCCAAAAAACTCTATTGCTTCCTTTCCGTCGGTCATTCCGATAAGCGTGTTATATTCCTTTTCAGTCAATAAAACATTCTTATATTGCCCATACTTGTGTTTTGGAGCGGGCGACGACGGCTTGTCCGTCGGGCTTTCTTTTTCTACATTTATGTCTTTTTCTTCTATACTATTCTTATCTAACCTATCCTTACCTAACCTATACAGGGTATCCATTTGGTATCCATTTGGTATACCAAGCGGTAACTTCTCGGTATAAGCACCGTTTTCCTTGACCTGTAATTGCGCCATTTCTTCGGTGTAATTCGTCGGTTTATAGCGGTCGTTCCGTATGTAATTATTTATTCGCCAATGCTTAATTACCACAACTCCGCTCTCGAACGGAATAATAAAAGCCTTTGCGACAAGCAATCTCATATCGTCATCGGCGCACCCAACCATTCGTTGCAGTTTTTTCGGGTTATTGATAAAACCGTCATCGTCCGCACGCATTGATAAGTGAAAATATAACGCTTGTGCCGACAAGGGCATATCAAGAAACGCGTCGCTATCTATTATTGTTTTTGCAAACATTCTTCTTTCTGCCATAGGCAATCTCCTTTTATCCATAAAAAAACCACTTAAACTTCCCTTATTGTGATAGGCGGGGTTGTTTAAGCGGTTTAGGATAACCGATATTCAGTTGCCGATACTCAATGCTATCACTCACCGAATACCGATTACAAGTCTATTATATGCTTGCTTTATGCGTTTGTCAAGCGGTTTTTGCAAAAAAGTTAAGAAAAATTAAACTTCCCAGCGATGACCGCAATTTTGGCAAATAGCATATTGTTTGGTTTTACTACCTTTCTTTATAAGTAAAGGAAAGAGAAGTGCGACACCGCAAGTAAAGAAACCGAGAATAAGCCAAAGGCAAACACCGAGAACGCCACGCTTTTTCTGTTCGGCAACAACTTGAATTTTTACATCATCACTTTTGCAATTCGGGCAAATCATAACAAATCTCCTAATTTGGTTTTATCTATAAGGAAATACTACCATAGACCACCTATAAAGTCAAGAAAAAAAGTATAAAAAAACATTGTCAAAGTAGTCGCAAGTGGTTGACAAGCGGATAAATAAATGGTATAATGATAAATAGTTGGAGGTTAGAAATGGAAAACTCGAAAGAAAAACAAGAAACGAAAAGAAGTATCAAAATCAGCGAAAGCACTCATAGGAAAATGAGTGATATTAAGGGGTATTATGGAATATCCTTTACGAAACAAGTGGATATTGCCATTAGGGACTATTACGATAAAATGAAAAAAGGGCAACTGCAATGAAACGGTTTTATGCTTTTGAGAAAGACAAGCCGCAGAGTTGTAAAGAATGTAATTGTCATAAGTATGTACACGAATTAAAGCCTTGTGATGTGTGCTGTTCAGTAGTAACGAAATATGCGTGCCTTTTGGACGGTCATTATGATTTTGTGAGTTTTGAAAACACTTATGAAAAGTGTCCGATAAAATCACTTGACAAGGTAATTAAAAAACTTATAAAGGAGAAGAAAAATGTTACTTGATTGGTTGTTTGGCAGCAAAGATAGTGAAGTCGATAGAGCGGACGACGAAGTTTCAATTTTTGAAGATGACGATGACGACTAACTTTGACGAAGAAACCCACAAATATACAATAGACGGAAGAGAATATCCGAGCGTAACCGAAATTTGCGAGCCGATTTCTTTTAAGAGATTAGACGCATTGTCCAAAAGTTTGCTTGACAGGGCAAAGCAACGCGGTACGGAAGTTCACGAACTTTGCGAAACCTATGCGCTTACAGGCGAAGTTGATGACGAAATGAAAGAAAGCCCATATTTGCCCTATATCGCAAGTTTTGTCGAGTGGTATAAAACTTATCGACCAAAAGTGATTTACACGGAAAAGGCACTGTTTTCGGCGAAATTAGGGTATTGCGGGAAATGCGACCTTGTTTGCGAGATTGACGGAAAGATTTTTTTGATTGATTACAAAGCAACAAGCGTAATTGACAAGAAGTCGTTGTCGGTGCAGTTGGTCGGGTACAAGAACTTACTTGCCGAGTATGGCATAAACACCGAGTGCGAATATGTATTGCACTTAAAAAAAGACGGATATGTTTTCAAACCGATAACACTCGATTATGAGTGGTTTGATATTTTACTTAAACACAATAAAAAATTAAAGGAGAAATATAATGGAAAATGACATTATTGTTTATGAAGCACCAAAAGCGGAACTTTCTACCAGAAGAAACAACTATGAATTGAGAATAGGAGAATTTTCGACAACGCTTAAAAGGGGTGTTGACTTTGGTAAAGTGCCGAAAGCGAAAACACCGTCATTATGGAAAAGCGGAGCGGAAAAAGTCCTTATGGGATATAACCTTGCTTATGATACTGAAATCACCGATAGTTACAAAGACTATAATAAAGGGTTTTTCTACTATGAGATTAAGGCAACCGCATACTATGACGGCAAAGTTGTAAGAACGGGTGTCGGGTGCGCTAACACAAATGAGCGTTCTTTCGGTGTAGCGGGAGCGTTTGATAGTGCCAACAGCGCGTTGAAGAAGGCAAAAAAACGGGCTGTGGTTGATTTGGCACTCACAATAGCGGGACTTTCCGACGCATTTACGCAAGACATTGAAGATGAAAGCAACGAAGAAAGGGCAAAGGAAATTTTGTCTGACAATGACCCGATAACCCCGAAACAAATCAAGAGAATTTTTGCGATTGCGGCGAACAATGAGATTACGGCGGAGAAAGCAAAGCAACTTCTTGTGAGCAAGGGTTATGCTTCCACAAAAGACATCAAGCAAAAAGACTATGATGAAGTGGTTGAATATTTTGAAAAATACAACGAAAACAAATAATGAGAAACATATATGATTTATCTTGTAGAGAAAGGCGAAAACAAAAGTAAGTATGAAATCCGTAAAGTAAGGTACATTGAGAGTTGCAAGTGCAATAAACTCAATATACAATACAAAGACAAAGTAACAAACGCTTATGAAGAAGCAACAATCACGATTTGGGGCGAGCAGTTGGCGATTACCCCGCATAATTGGGAAAAGAAAACCAAAGGCGACGAAATCCAAATCAACAAGGTGTCGGCAATCGGGCTTAACCCCGAATACAAAGGCAAGAGAACTCTTAACATTACAGTTCCGTCCGACGGGTTTTCGCTTATAAGAGCGAATTGGGGCAACGACGGCGACACTGAAACAACCACGACCGCACCGCAATCTTTTAGCGGAATGGACGACTTTTTACCTTTTTAAGTGAATAATGGATAAGTTTGTTATTATATCGGACACAAGACAGCAAGAGGGCAAGCACGAAGCAAAACTTGCATATTTTAAGGCACAAGGTTATAAAGTAGTAAGGACGAAACTTTTTGTCGGCGACTATGCCCGACTTGATAACCAAACGATAGCCATTGACACGAAGAAAGATTTTTTGGAACTCTGCGGAAACGTCTGCGGAAACCAACACGAAAGGTTTAGGGACGAGTGCAAGCGGGCGAAAGAATGCGGAATACAACTCATTATTCTTGTAGAGGAAATGCCGCCGCACGGAAATTTGGCTGAATGGCACTCTCCCCGAACGAAAGTCAAAGGGGAAACCCTTGCAAAGTGTTTGCGAACAATGCAAGAGCGATACGGTGTTAAGTTTGGCTTTTGCGACAAGGCAAGCACGGGAAAAATCATTATAAACATACTTAAAGGAGTAGATAAATGAAAGTACGACAAGTGGCGGAACTCGTTAAAGAGATTTTGGAACAAAAACCACGCGCAAGGGACTGCGATTTTGTCCTTTATGGGTTTGTCCTGAACAAGTACGGGTATTCAATCAATATCCCGTTCGGTGAACTTGCGGAAAGAGTAAAGGCGAAAGAAATTCCGTCAATGGAAACGGTAGGGCGCACAAGGCGCAAATGTATGGAACTTTACCCGTCGCTGCGGGGTAAGTCTTATGAGCCGAGAGAAGAAAGGCAACTTGAATTTGTCGATTTTGCAAAGGACGGAAGTATATGAAACCCGAAGATTTTATTAAAGAGCAGGAAAAGCAAACAAAAGCGGCGTTAGATTTAGGCACATTATTCGCGCTTTTTGCGATTGTGGGGCTTGTACTTGACATTGCGCTTGCCACAAGACACGCCACAACGGGTGTGGAAATCGCAAGTTATGTAATTATAGGGATAATATTAGTGCTTGTTGTTTTTTCGTCATTAGCGGCGGTTAGGTCAGCAAAAGCCGATATGAGAACACTTAAAGCACTTAAAAAGGCGGTGGAAGAATATGACAAGCAAGCAGAATGAGAAATTACAAGACCTTGTATGTGCAATGATATATAATTGGTTTGGGCTAAACATAGGCGAACTTGCCAAAATAGCAAAACCCTCAAAGCGTACTTACATCAATTCCGACGAAATACAAAGGCTTTGCCGAGAAATAGGAGAAGAAAATGATTAGTTTATTTAATGAAAACATAATGGCTATGCGGATATATACAAGAGCGGTAAAACCCGCCGAGAACGAGTTTATCACCTATCCCGACACAATATGGAAGAAGATAATTGTACTATATGAAGAAAAGACACCTAACTTTAAGGACACCGTTTTTTCTATCATAGAGTATGCGTTTGAAAACGATAGCCATACCATTTATGAGAATAGGACGAAACTTGAAAAACTGACCGATTATATGGACAAATGCAACAACGCACTTGATGACGGGTTTAGGGAAGTTGGAGTTCATTCCCTGCAAGGCGACCTCATAGAATGGTGGTACGGCACAGAGCCAGAAGAATGGCGGTGCGGCAAAGAGCCAAAGGAATAATATATGTTAGATATTATACAAGATATTGACGAAAATGGCGAACCCGTCCAAATGGACGAAATCGACTATAAGATAGACAAAATCAAAAAAGGCACAAGCGAAATGTTTTCAAGGCTAATCGCTGAAAAAACCGCAAACGAAGCCCGCTCTAAACCGCTTACGGCAAAATACGGCTATCGCCTTGCAACGAAAATTACGGCGGTTATCCACCAACTCGGGCTTAAAGACACCGACCATATTATTAGTCTAAATAATGACGATATAAGGGGCTATTTCAACGCCTATTCCGACCTTATCGCATTTTACAACGAATACTTTGACTTCCCTGCCAACAAGCAAGATTTTTGCGCCCTAATCGGCATAACGGTAAAAGTTTACAATTCGTGGGCAGAAGATGACGATGACGAGCGACGGCTGTTGGTGCAATCAATCGACGACTATTTCAACTCACTCGGCTTTCACGCGGGCGAAGTCGGAAATGTCAACGACAAGGCAACAATGGCGCGAATGAAAATCAAGGACGCGGGGCAAGGACTTGTGGAAAACAACTTTTCAGCAACAATCTCGGTTGAAAATAAACTTAACCAAAGTCCGCTTGAACTCCAAAAGCAACTTGAAAGGCTACTCGGCGCAAGTATGACGGCGGAACAAAAAAAATTAAAACAATAAAATAAAAATACTTGACAACCGCATTTGGATATGATAATATTAAACCATACCAAAGGCGGTTTTTACATAAAGGAGTAAGAAAAATGAACTTTGCTTATATGAGAGTTAGTACAAAAGATAAACAAGAATTTATACGTCAAGAGTTTGTGCTTAAAGACTATAAGATAGATAAAGTGTTTGAAGAAAAGATAAGCGGGACTAAAAAGGCTTGCGGTCGTCAAGAGTTCGAGAAAATGCTTAAAGAACTTAAAGCGGGCGACACGGTTTACTTTGAGAGTATGAGTAGAATGGCAAGGTCGGTGCAAGACCTTATCGAAACCACTGACTTGCTTGCTCATAAAATGAAAGTCAAGGTAGTATTTATTAAAGAAAATCTTTCTGTCGGCGGAAATGGACTTGACGCAATGGGCGCACTGCTCTTTAATGTAATGTCGGCATTTGCACAATTCGAGCGCGACATCATAGCGGATAGGACAAAACAAGCATTGCAAGCCCGAAAAGCGGTGGGAGTGGCACTTGGACGCAAGAAAAGCGACAACTATGATGAGCAAGTCGCCGAGATTGAAAAGTGCCTTAAAAACGGATATACGGCGCGAGAGATATGGGAAAACCGAGAAGAACTCGGAATAACCTACGGTCGCTCCCGTGTCTATGAATTAGTAAAAAACATTGGAGGTAATAAATGAAAACAACAAGTGAACTTATGGCAACGATTGCCGAGTGCCACGCAAAAGTTTCGCCTATGATAGCGGACGAGCAATGGGTGGACAGCGACGGCAACATTTATCAAATTGACAGGTCGCCCACAAATTGGGCAGCGGTCGTTAAAGCAAACAAATTGAAGAAGAAAAGGAGAAAAAGAAAATGATAAGAAGTACAATGTTGACAGACGCGTTCGGTGAGTATAATGGCGACTGCGAAAAGGTGGAACGCCTTGAAGCACTTGACGGGGCGATTGCCGAGATAGAAGAGTTAGGCTTTGAAACCTACGCAGGGCGCACCATTGCTAAACTCAAAGAGATGAAAGAGTACTGCGAGGAAGAAATTAAAGAAGAAGCGGAATTTGAGGGTGTTTGCCCTTATTGCGGAGCGGACTTGGACTATGACGACAGAAGTGACGAATATGTGTGCAACGAATGTGGCTACAACGGCGGATATGTACCCGACGAAGATAAAATCGACGAACTTTTAAGGAGTTAAGAAAATGACAAAACAAGAACAGATTGAAGAAATGAGAAGAGAAATTGGGAACGGGTTTCGGAAAGCAGATTGTAGAAAGCCATACACGAACGAGCCGTATCCGTATTTTGAAACGCAAATAACAACAATCGCAGAAGCACTTTATGAGGCGGGTTACCGCAAAATAAAGGGAAAGAATGAAACACTTGAAGAACAAATCAAGCACCTTAACACGATTGTTGAACGACTTGACGAGTTGCTCGGGAAAGGTATAAACGATTATATAAACGGCATAGACGGCGTTGAGGGCTTAAAGGATATGTGGGAGCGTTCGGCGGTCAGGGAGTTTGCGGGAAAGTTGAAAACACAATTTGAAGAAAAAGAGCAACACTATATTTGTATGTACGATTGGAATGGGCACTCCGCTGTGACGGATTGTGAGAACGAGGTCGATGAACTGTTAAAGGAGTATGAATGATGAAAATCAAAGACGTTAAAATTGGAAGTAAATTCAAATTTGGGAAGATAGAGTTTGTAAAACTCGACAATGCTTACGGTGGTTGTTTGTGCCTTGCGACGAACATCTTATTTGGAAACCGCTTTGACGAGGACAGCGAAAACAACTGGGAAATATCAACGCTCCGACAGGAACTTATGAAAGTTATCGGAGATTATATCGACATAAGCGCATTAGTGTCGTTTGACAGAGATTTGACGACCGACGACGGAATTACTGATTACGGACATTGCACAGACACCGTATCGCTCTTAACTTGCGACGAATACCGCAAATATAGGAGGCTTATCCCGAACTACGAGGAATGGCATTGGACGATTACAGCGGACAGTGTGACATACTCGTTCAGTGTTCGCAGTGTCAATTCAGACGGTTCACTGGACTACGGCAATGCGTACTACGGGGTCGGCGGGGTTCGTCCGCTTTGCGTTCTGAAACCTGATACTATTGTGGAGGTGCAAAATGGCGAAAATAAAGGTTGAACTTGAAGTGCCAAAGAATTGTGAGTTTTGCAAATACGCAATTCCTCATCATAGCCCTATTTGTGTTAGTTATGTATGCGACCTTTTTAATGAAGAAGTTGGTTTCTCTGCAATAACTTGCAATGGGGTGTCCAAAGACGAAACGATGTATTATAAATGTGAACAATGCAAACAAGCGGAGGTGGAAGAATGAATATATATTTAGGAAACTTATCAATCGAACAAATCGAAAGAGAATACAGTGTTGTGTTTACAGAAGAAGATAAACAATGGCTTCAAGAACATCATCAAGATGAAGCAAGTAATATACAAAGTGACAAGTGGCATTTTTTCGATATACCTCGAATTATGATGACAGGAAGTAACGAATTTGCAAAAGAAATTTACGATAGATTTATAAAATATTCGTTTCAAGGACAATTCAGAATAGCGTGGTAAAAGGAGAAAGAAAAATGAAAAGCGTTTTAATATCAACTCGCCCGAAATGGGTTGAGAAAATTTGCCATAAGATAGGCGAAGATGAAACAGGCAAGGCGATTTATGAGAAACGTATTGAAGTGCGAAAAACCGCACCGCAAGAAGTGCCGTTTAAGTGCTATATTTACGAAACGCAAGGGAGAACGGAAACACCGTGGATAGATGAGGACGGGCATTTTATTTACAAAGGTCGGGGGCAAGTAATCGGTGAATTTATTTGTAACAATGCGAGCGAACTTGATTATGTGTACTATTGGAACAACGGGTACGAATTTGCAACTTGTTTGACATATAGGCAAGTTGCAGACTATGGCAAAGGCAAAACCCTTTATGGTTGGCACATAAGCGACTTGAAGATTTACGATAGACCGAGAGAGTTGAGCGAATTTAGAAAATCGGGCTTTATGACGGAAGAAGAGTGGCTTTTCAATCTTTATCCGAATACTCATTGCCATTATGAGGCGTGGGCGAAAAAGTTTGAAATCACCCGTCCGCCACAATCGTGGTGCTATGTTGAAGATTTAGGAGAAGAAAAATGAAATTAGAACTAAAAAAGAAAGACGAGGACGGAGCAACTTTTTATCGTTATCGTGAAGATGACCATTTAATATGGTTTTCGCAATACGACAATGGAAATATTTACCGAGTAAACATTCAAGGAAACTACGGCATAGAATATTTTGCGGTTGAAGATGAAACTTATTATCCGAAAGAGTTTTATTATACTGTTCCGAGAACAACAATATCGTCAATGAAAGAATTTGATGAGTTTAATAAAAAGATACAAAGTGCAGAAGAATTAAGATGTTTTCTTCGTCGGTTTTTTGCAGAAAGCGAACACGGCAAACTGTACTTTAATCAACATAAGCAATAATAAATATATACGACAATGAAAACACGAGAAATCACGGACGAAATTAAAAAGCAAGTAGTCGAGTGCTATAACCGTCATTATTCGACAGAAAAAACACTTAACATAATTCCTATAAGCATATATCAGTATTATGGGATATTACACGAGGCAAGGGGAAAGGGCGAGTATGTGATACCGCCACACTCCCCAAAGCCAAAGCCGCCGAAACCGCAGAAAGTGCAGAAACAGCACGAGTACGATGTGCGCCGATATAATAACCCTAAAACCGCAGAAAACATAGAAAAGACCATTGCAATGCGGGCGGACGGAGTAACGCTCCGAGAAGTCGCAGAAAGGCTTGGCGTGTCGCTTGGAATGGCAAAATACTATTGGAGTATAGCAATAGATAGGGGCGAGCAAAAGACGGGCAGACCGAACAAGTTTGAGCCGAACGGCGTTGAGATTGCCAGAATGAGGCAACTATATGCGGGCGGAGCGTCGGTCGCCCAAATAGCCGCAGAAATGGGCGTATGCGGGACGACGATATACAAGTACATAAAAGATAACAAGTGGCACAGGGCGGCGGTCAGGGATATTCACCGCGAGCGTGTGATATATTTGTATCGTTGTGGGTTATCTTATAGTGAGATTGCGCGGGCAATCGGGCATAGTATAAACTATGTAAGCACATTATTAGACGGGGAAAAGGAAAGGCGCAGACCGTGGACGGGCGACGACGAAAGGGCTTTGATTGCAGCCGTCAAGGACGGGAAAACGCCCGCCGAGATAGCCCCGCAAATGGGACGGAGCGCAAACACAATATCACAATACATTTACTTATTGCGGAAAGGCGGCAAGATACCGCCGAGCCAAAGGGCGATAAACCGCCTTAAAAACGGCGAAAGCACAGCGGACGAACAAGTTATCACCCGAATATAAAAAACCGCCCACGGGGCAATCACGGGGCGGAAAAGGGCAAAAAGATACCCACGGCACAAAACCGTGGGCTTTTCTTTACTTTGTTTCTAAACAATTTTTTAATTCAAATACTATTGCAGGGGGGCAACTTCCGTCGCCTTTGTCAAAATAACCGTCCTTTAATATGTTATCAAACTTTTTGACCGTTCGCTCTATCCATTTTTGGTAAATGTTTCGTTTGCCGTTCCATTGTAAGATGATTTCATTTTTGCAATATGCAATAGGGCTAACAAGCGTATTACTTCCGCTTAACCAAACAAATGGATATATGTTTTTTTTGGCGATTTTGTCAGTGTCCAAATATTGCCTAAAACAATTAAGTTCTTTAATGTCCATTTTCAAAACTCCTTTGATGTTATTATTTTTTAAGCACTTCTTCAAGTGTGTAGATGTATTTTTCGCGGGTAAATACCACCGCTCCGAAAAGGCGAGCAACCGCATAAGCGCGTCGCTTGTCGGTATAATCCCTTTGTTTGCCGTTGATAAAAAGCGTATAGATTGTCATTTTTCTATTCTCCTAAAATGTATTGTATGTCGCTTGTCGGTAAGTCGCAGATTTGTACGCGTTGCAGGTCAGGCGAGTTCGGGAGCGACACGAGCGCGTCGCCCTTGCCGAGTAGGTCAACAGCCTTTGCACAGTCAATTATATTTATGCTATGTCTTTGATTATTTACCGACAGGCAGATTTTTGTTTGGCAGCCGTATTTGACCGTCGAATTGATAACTTGTAGCACGGGGTTTTGCGTGGCTATGATTGCAAACACATTGCAGGCGCGCCCAAGGTTGACAACTTTATTCATAAGTGTATCTAACATATCGCGCGCTTCCTTTGTGCCTTGTCGTAGTTGCGCGTATTCGTCGATGACAAGCACGAAAAGCGGAAAGTCCGAAAGGTCGGCTTTTCTCTTGCCTTTTTCTTGTAGTATCTTGTATCTATTGTCGATTTCGTCGGCAGTCTTGCGGATAAGGCGCAGGGCTTCGTCGAACGTGTAAGCGACGGGTTCAATAAGTTGCGGCAGTCGCCCGTCGTATATTGAAAACTCCGTGCGTTTAAGGTCAATCATTAAAAAGACGATTTCCGACGGCTTCGCGCCGATTGCAAGCGAAAGCACAAGATTATTTACAGCAACGCTTTTACCGCTCCCCGTTGCGCCCGCTACAAGCACCGAAAGGGTGTCCATAATATTAGCAGTAATAGGCTTATTGTCCGTATCAATGCCGATGAGCATTTCGCCCGCGCACTTGTTATATGCGTTGCGCCCGAAAGCGAAAAAGTTAGGGAAAGCGCGTTCAGGGTTCGGGATTGTTATTTTAAGCTTATTGCCGACGCCCGTATTTGCGTTGTAAGTGATTTTTTGCCCCGTGGCGATTTCCAGTGCGCCGACAGCCTTTTTGACCGTTTGCGGCGTGTTTCCGCCGTCAAGGTGTGCCGTGTATGTCGTGCAGGTGTAGCCCAGAACGGCAGGCGCAACCGTGCAAGGCGCGCCGTGTGCAGTTAAGGTCGATTGTATAAGGGTTTCAGTATAGTATTTCATTTTTCCGCGCTCCCCTCCTCGACAAGTTCCTTTAACTCGATAATGCAATCCCATTGCTTTTTGGTATAGTTTTTATTATGAGTGTAAAGAAAGTCGATGATGTATTGTAGTTTCTTTATTTGCGGCTTGTAACTCTCGGCGATAATTTCTCGATTTTTTCATTGTCTATCATAATATATCACTCCTTAATAAATTCCGTTCTCCTTAAACTCTCGTATAAGTCCGTAACGCTTGCCCAATCTCTCGAAAACGTCCGCCCACTCGGCAAGTTCGCCATAACTGTAATTATTATTGTCAAAAACAAACTGCCACTCGATAGCGCGCTCCCGCGCTCTCTCTTTTCCTTGTTGATATGTCATTTTTTTGCCCTCCTATATTGCGCGCCCGTCGCGCGTCCAGTTGTACTCGCAATAGATAATTGCACGGTCGTTGCGGTTTCCGCTTGCGTTCCAGTAACAATAGCCTTTGCCGTTTGATAAGTCGCCATATTCGGCAAGTCGTAAGCCCATTTTTTCGGCGTTGCGTTCCGCCGCCTTGTATGTCTTGTATTCTTTCATAATATGCCCCCTTATATTCTCGTATAGCCGCTTTTAATAAGGCGGTCGGCGTAGCGGTCAATGTCGCTTTTTGTTGCCGTTATAACGTCGCTATCTCGCCGAAAAAGATAATAGCCCCGCTCCACCGTGTGCGCCTTGTGAGCGGAAATAAAAGCGTTATCGGTTTTTTCGCGTTCCGCGTCA